AACAATACAATTACATTATCCGGCACAGATTCGACTACAATTACATTGCCGAGCACTTCTGGTACAGTTCCATTAAACAATCAAACATTCTATTTAGGAACAACTAGTGTAGCTATTAATCGTTCCAGTGCTAATCTAGCACTAACTGGTATCAGTTCAGTGGCATTTCCCGGAAGTACAAGCGGTACAGCAATTCTACAAGCAACTGCTACAGCAGGAACACCGACATTATCATTACCAATTACAACCGGTACACTGATTAGTACAGGTGATAGTGCTACAGTTTCAAATACAATGTTGGCTAATAATTCAGTTACATTTGGATCAACTACTGTAGCATTAGGAGCAACTTCAACTTCGTTAGCTGGACTTACAAGCATAGATGGTACTACAGGATTAACTAGTGCATTTGCCACACCAAATGGAACTGTAGCATTATTAGGAGCCGCAACCACTCTTAACTTTGCAAATACAGCAACAACAGTATCTGAGTATGCGGCAGTAACAAGTCTAGCAATTGGTAACACAGCAACAGCGGCACAAACTGTAAACATGTTTACGGCATCAACTGGCGCAAGTACATATAATATTGCCACAGGAGCCACTACTAACGGTACTACTAAGGCAATTAATATTGGTACTGGTGGTGTTAGCGGATCAACTACCAACATTACAATTGGTAGCAGTAACGGTGGAACAACTACTGTTAAAGGTACACTATCATTTGCGGGTTCAACAAGTGGTACAGTTAAATTTGTTGCTCCGGCAACAGCAGGAACAGCTTCATATACATTGCCTTCAGCATATCCGGGCACTGCTGGTTTCGCTCTAGTTAGTGATCTTAGTGGTACATTAAGTTGGGCGGCAGCTGGCGCTGTAATCAGCACAGATACCACTGACACAGTGCTGTATCCGACAATGACTACTTTGTCTTCTGGTAATTTTACAGCGGCCAAAGTTAACACCAGCTTTACATATAACGCTACTAATGGCACATTATCGGCTACTACACTAAGCGGTACGTTAGCAAATTCACTTACTATAAATGGTACTGTATATAATAATTCAAGTGCCGTTAGTCTTACAATACCTGCTGGTCCTACTGGCCCAGCCGGACCATCGACATATGATTTATTTCAATTTGTCAATGGTAAACCTCTGGCAACTGAGGTACTGATGCGAGCAATCGCTGTTCGTGCATATACAATTGCCGCTAACTTCGCAGGGTGTCTTGCCTATTGCACTACTGGTGCGGCCTCTGCCCAGACTATAAACATTCTTAAAAATGGTGCTACAATTGGAACGATTACCTTTGCCATTTCTTCCACCAGCGGAACATTTGCTGGATCATCCAGCGGAGTAACTATGAATATTGGAGATCAGTTACAGGTACAGATGGCATCGGGAGCTAGCCAGGATTCATCATTTTCAGATTTAGCGTTTACTATCAAAGGTACGTCATCTTGATTAGGATATATAAGTTAACTATAAAGAAGGGCATTGATGGGATTTTTTAAATCATTTACTAGAGATAGAGGAGTAGCAGGTAGCTTAACAGCTGGCACATTAGGCGCAGTTGTTAGATCTGTAGGGTATTTACAAGGAGGATACTATACAGGAGCTAACGGCACCAACAGTTCTGGTGTAGCGTTTACTACTGGACCTGGTACTGAACATGCTTGGTCCCAAGTTCAACAGTTTAACACAGTTAGTCAAACAGGTTCGATTGTCTACGATACTGGATATAATAGACGATATTATGCGGGAATATCTGGAAACTTATCTGGATATTTTTCTATCGATGCCACTGTTAACTATAACAAATTTAATTACATCACAGCTAGTGCGTCAAGTTCATTCACTACAACTAATTTCAATGCGTGTACTTCTATCGATTTAGGATTATACACACAGGCTTGGATTTTAGAATCAACCTCTGAAGTAACTACAGGTACAATTTCTAATTGGACTAAGGTTAATTTAAGCAATGATACTACTACTAGTGAGGGTAGCCTTTCGGCAATCGCTGTTGGTACTAGTCGTCAGGCAATGAACACAGCCACTGATGGATTTTTCTGTAGTACAGGCGGCCCTGAAGTATATTCTTTTAATTATAGTAGCATGACAGCATACTCACAAGCTACAAATACGCTAGTAGATACTAATATTCAAATACCGTGCGGTATGAGTGTTAGCAATACCTATGGATATTTTGTAGGTCTAGGTGGTGCAAGCAGTAGCAGTAGAAATATTAAAATAACAGTTAGCGGTGATACTGTATCGGCATATAGTAGTTCAAACGGATATACATACGAGTTTGGAGAAAGTCATTCTTTAGTAGGTGACGTGGCGGGATATATGATGGCGGGATATCCAGATACTTCGGGAAGATATTCAAGCGTTCAACATGCTTTATGTCAGCGTATGCAGATATCAACAGAAGCAATTAGTACATTACCAGACTTAGTATTACCACAGTCTTCGGGACAAATGATGCAGGGATTTTAAATGGCACTTTGGATAGTAAAACACAAAACCGGTAATTTTGAAAATCAACCAGACGGATTCAAAGTTATTACGGCACTTGAAAATAGTTTTTGGAGATGTGAATGTCCAAGCCGACCAATTTCCGAATTTGTAGTTGAATTCCCCCCTGAACAAGAAGCGCAGTATTTGTACTATAAATGGCCATCTGGTAAAAAGCTCTTAGCCGATCCATTTGGCGGAAATGTAGAAGCCAGTGAAGGTACAGACAGTAAAAAAAGACGTACTTATACTTACAATCAAACACAACTAGATATGCGGCTTGCCTTGATAAAATGGCTGGCAATTAATGTTTGGATTCCAGATCGCCAACGCATGCAGTCGCTAGACGCTAACACAGTACAACAGTATAATAACAATATAAATTCATTCAATAATGACGTAGACGCTAAAGACTATATAGTAAATAATCTATACTACGATCTATAACCTACGGAGTCATTAATGAATATTGAACTGTTTTCACAGATAGAACCCCTAATCAGTAACGGTATGTCCATTTTTCAAATGGACAAATTTGTTATTAACGAAAGCCTAACTCCGTATAGAAGATTGAGACAATCTTTTGTAGAATCAAAAGCCCGATTGGAAAGTATGGCTACTCTTGATCTTGACTTAGAAGAAATGAAGTTAAAAAAAATAAAAGCTGAACAAGAAATGGCACAATTAGAGGGAATTGATCAACAGATACAAGAAATTCAAGTACGTAGATTTGACTATGAACTTAATAGAAAACGAACTCATCGTCTTCAACTTATAAAAGAAGCAGAATTTTTTCTTAATATACTAACACGCATCGTTAATGATGAATTTGGTGGTGCTGAAAAAATGGTCGAATTACTCAAAGATCCTGAATATCATATCCAATCCGAGAAAGAGTTTTGGACTAAAAAATTAGCAAGATCTGCATTTAGTGACTTTATCAACTATGGAACGATTGGTAAGGGCACGGTTGAATCTATATCTAATTTGCCACTCGAACAGCAAAGAGAAATCATAAATCTTGCAATTAATCAACAACTAGAATTATCTGCTCTAGTAGATTCCGGCAGAGATAATGCATTAATTGAAAGTGATTAAATGTTAGAGGATATTAGATTTTCAATTCCTCTCTGGCCTGGCCTAAGTCCTGACGAAATTGAAAACGAACTATTTCCATTTTTACAAGAGTGCGGTCATTTAATCAGTGACTTATACTTTACTAGCCGCATAGCACCATTTGATTCTGACGCAATGGGCGGCATTATTGTTCCTGAAGAACGTGCCACTGTAATCAACAATGCACTTGTTATTAGTCAAACATTTGGCATTCCACTTAGTGCTACATTTAACGATATAACAGTATCGCCAAGTTTAAAAAACTACAAAACATTTGTCGCTAACTTTAAAAAGTTATATGATGCCGGAGTTAAGATAGTTACTATTCCACATACTAGTTGGTTGCTATTTGGACTAAAGAAAGAGTTTCCAGACCTATTTGTTAAGAATACTATATTAAACCGTGTACAAACTGCCGCAGAAGTAGCTAAACTATTCGAAGCAGGGTTTGATTACATTAACCTAGATAGAGAACTAATGCGTGACGAACGCACACTCAAAGAAATTAAAGAAGCCAAAGATGTAATGTCAAAAAAACTAGGGAGGAAGTTATACACTTCGTTTCTATACAATGAAAGCTGTGAAGGTCACTGCCCTATACATCAGGACCATTATGCCTACAATCTAAATCGCACAGTCAATGATCCAAGTTATTTCGGCGGTGAATTTTACGATATAAGTCCCTGTATTATCAAGGGTGGTAATCGAGACCTATGGTATCTCAAAAGTTCTAGTGTACCTAGTTACTACAGCGAGCTAAACAGATTATCAGAATATGTCGATGTGTTTAAAATGCATGGCCGTGAAAGCAAAGAAGTATTAAAAAAGACCATGCAGATAGTTACACAGTTTAAGCGTAGAGAACTTATCCAAGACCCATATCGAGATGCACTATCAGTGCTTCTAGATAAGGACAGAAAGGCCTGGCTTAAAACTATTCGCAACTGTAAATTCAATTGTTGGAAATGTACAGTCTGCGAAGATACCAACGACAAGATTCAAGCTATAAAAAAACAGCCCTAAGGCTGTTTTCCTTTTTATGCTACTCTCAGCAAAATAGTTTCTTCGTTAATGCGTCCATTCATCTTAGTGTCTGTGGCATTAATATCTTCTAAGAACTTGCGTAGTTGAACCTTACCAGCCGCTTTAAACTCTTTGAGTTTCTCTTCTGGCTTGCGTAGTGTCTTACAAATACTAGTATTCTCATTGAATCCAATAATTGTAGTACCCTTCACGCTGAGCGTTTGATACTCGGCAGCTACATACTTACCCAATTTACGAGTCTTAGTATTATAAGTCCAAAGTTCTACTGAACCAATGATGTCAGTTGGGTTAATACTTAC